GGCCAATTTCTCCGTCTTGTCCTTGAGATACCAAATAGTAAAGGGCTACCTGATCTCCAGTTTGGAGTTTAACACCGTTAATATCATTACCAAATTTAACTTCGTAACGCTTATTAGGGTTAAGTCTAATTTCGTATTTCTTCTCGGATCCGCTTTCTAAAAATAAATTTGGTGACTTTGTATATTGAGTCCATTTACCGGTTAATTTAGGTTTAACAAATACATCGATATTAAAATGATCTACAAAATCTGTGCCTGGATTTAAAATAACAATTTCGTTGTCTTCTCCGGCGGCTGTATAAACCGGATACTCTTGATAGAAGCCTTGGTATAATAATCTTTGCTGGGCGATCTCGTTTAGGCTTTCTGCAGTATTAGTAGTCTTAATAAAAGTAATATCTTCATTAAAAGAGAACGGTATATTGTTAACTAATGCATATGAATAACGAGGTATTGTGTAAAGGCCTTGTGTTAAGGATGTTGCTGAGCAATTAAAAGATAGAGTTGAAGTTTGAAAGCCGATAGGGGAGTAGTCTATAAGTTTTACAATACGATTAATATTTTCGTAAAGCTGAGCTTCAGAAAACATTGACTCTGTTGATGTTCTATTGAGATAATAAATGAGTGTGTTATAAGAGTAGGCTATAATATCAATAATTGAAGCTAAATTGGAACCAAGAAAGTTTTGATCAGTAAATACTTTTTGTTCATTTAGTCTGTCAATAATAAGTTGACGGAGAGACATTGCATCAAAAGCAACATACCCGCCTTTTTGTAATGTATACTGTTCAGTGTTATTCGTGGCCATATGTTATGAAAGTCTTGATGTTGGTAGTACCTGGAAAGTTTGTTTCTTAATGTCTAACGCCGTGTTAATTGTGGTAGTTAGATTTAAAGAAGGTATTTCTATTATAATATTTATAATGTATTGATTGTTATCGGGGTCTAAATTTACCTGAACATTTTTAACCCCTATTCGTTGTTCCCAGGTACTAATAGTGGCAAAAATTTTATTACCTAAAACATTACCATTTGCTTCATTAATAGGGGAAAACAAAAACGGCCTTAGGTCTAAACCATATTCTGGAAATAAAAATCTTTGACCAGGAGAAGTTCCAAACAAGTTTTGTAATGAATTTGTAATTGCAGCTAAATCAAAAGAAGCTCTAATATCAGCTCCTGGAGCCGGTATGCTATAACCCGGTGCCTGTATTTTTGATTGTGCTATGTCAAGAGAAAGGTCTTTATATATAAACCGTTGTTCAGTGTATGTATTAGCGATCTTCTCGAGATTTTTAATTTTTATGGCCATTTACACTATTATTTAGTTGACAAATTGCATAAATAATATCAGAATTACTATGGAAACTAAATTTGATGTATTATTCGAAAATCTATTAGAGCGTTATCAACAAGGTGGTTTTATAATCGGGGACCGAGTTCGTTTTAAAAAGGATGCACTTAGCTCTGATTTTATGAAAGGTAAGGGTCAAAATTTTATTGATATTGTTAAATCTTGTATGGATCCAAAATTTGATCTTAATTTAAGAATTTCTGCAATTAAGTCAATTTATCCGACAACAACACAAAACTATCGCGGAGGTACTGAATCACCCGATAGCATTTATGCTGATGTTATTGTCGAGTACGCTCCAGGCCTTTATCGTACTCCAATGACAGTTCCTATTGAGATATTGGAGCTTCAAGATGATGGTATCAATACAGGTCCGGTTCCTGATTCAGTTCGTCGTAAATCAAAGATTCAAATTAAACCTGAAAAAACAGAAGCTGAACAAGATGCTGATTTTGATATCAATCTTGGTAATAAAAATGTACAGCTTCCAGGTGGCACAAAGTGGAATGATTCCAAGCCCGGTGCCGGCAACATGCCAAAAAGAAAATACTAAGTAGATTTACTAGTTTTTTGGCGTAGAATAGCTTAAGTTATTCACACACATTCTTTGTCAAATTTATGATTACAAACTATACCTCTGACCTGTTACCAGAAAAATTTCTACAAAAATATATCAATAAAGAAGTACCTTGGGGCTTCAATGGTTTAGGATATATTGTCTATAAAAGAACCTATGCTAGAAAAATAGAAGGTACAGACAATACTGAGGAGTGGTGGCAGACAGTGGCTCGTTGTATTAATGGTGCACAAGAAATTGGTGCTGACTATACACCTGAAGAAGCTCAACGTTTGTATGATTTAGTTTTTAATCTCAAGTGTAATTTTGCTGGTAGAATGCTCTGGCAGCTGGGTACCGAGACAGTTAAGAAGTTTGGTGCTAACTCTTTGCTTAACTGCTGGTACTGCAGTATTAACGACCCAAAGACGTTTCTCTTTATCTTTGAGAACTTAATGCTTGGGGGTGGTGTTGGTTTCTCTATTCGCAGAGAAGATATCCACGAACTTCCTAAGATTAAGAAGAGTGTATCTATTGAGCATCAGTGTACAAAGGATGCTGACTTTATTGTTCCTGACTCTCGTTCTGGTTGGGTTGAATTGCTTCGTAAAGTTTTAGATGCTTATTATGTAACCGGTAAATCATTTAGTTACTCTACTATCTTGGTTAGAGGTTCCGGTGAACGTATTTCAGGCTTTGGTGGTACGGCTTCTGGTCCTGGTATTCTTATTGAAGGTATTGAAAAGATTTCTAAGATATTTCAATCAAGAGAGGGTAAAAAGCTTCGCTCTACAGATGTACTTGATATCTGTAATATTATTGGCTCAATCGTTGTAGCTGGTAATGTTCGTCGTTCAGCTCAAATTGCTCTTGGTGATCCGGATGATTATCTCTATCTAAGAGCTAAGAACTGGTCATTAGGTAATATTCCTAACTGGAGAGCAATGTCTAATAATACAATCTACGCTGATGACTTCTCACATATTTCTAGTGAAATTTGGACTAACGGTTATATAACTGATAAAGAGACAGGTTTTGCTAAAGGTGAGCCTTATGGCTTCTTTAATCTTCCTTTATCTCAGAAGTTTGGTCGTTTAAAAGATGGGGCTATGAAATCATCTAAGCTTTATCCTACAAACGAAGATAACGTACTAGGTACTAATCCTTGTGCTGAGATTTCATTAACATCCTATGAGTGCTGTAATCTTTCTGAGTTGTATCTTAATAATATTACTTCTGTTGAAGAACTAACCGATTGTGCTACTCTGCTTTATAAAACACAAAAAGCCACAGCAGCAATGCCGTTTATTCATGAGGAGACTAATAAAATTGTTCACAAGAATATGCGTTTAGGTCTTGGGGTAACCGGCATCTGTCAGTGTTCAGATGAGAAGATTGAGTGGCTTGATAATGCTTATGAAGCACTTCGTAAGTTTGACAAAGAATGGTCAAAGACAAAAGGATACCCTGAATCAATTAAACTAACGACAGTTAAGCCTTCTGGTACTCTTTCATTACTTGCTGGTTCAACGCCTGGTGTACACCCTGCTTATTCACCGTTCTATATTCGTAGAGTAAGAATGGGTTCTGGAGACAAGCTTGTCGGTATCTGTCGTGAGCTCGGTTATCATGTTGAGTATGTTCGTGGTTTTGATGGTAAGGACGACCATACAACAGTTGTAGTAGAGTTTCCTTGTTATGCAGGGGAAAGCTGTGTTGTAGCAAAAAGTATGTCAGCTGTACAGCAATTAGATATTGTTAAAAAGCTTCAAACGTATTGGTCAGATAATGCTGTATCTGTTACAGTTTATTATCGTCAAGAAGAACTTGAAGAAATTAAAGCCTGGCTTGAATATAACTACGAAACATCAATTAAGTCAGTTTCATTCTTACTTCATAGTGAACACGGGTTTGCACAAGCTCCTTACGAAGAGATCTCTGAAGAAGAATACAAAAAGCTCTCAGAGAAAGTCAAACCAATTACCTCAATTAATATCGGTCAAGGTGATATTGAGAGTATGGAATGTGCAGGCGGGGCTTGCCCGATCAAATAAACCGATTAGTATTTGATACAGTAAAGTAAGGAGATATTCTTTGGACGGGTTTCAACA